AAGAGAGGATGGTGGAGAAGTGAAAAATATACCACTAACTCACGAAAATCAAGACTACCTATTCTATATCATGGATTCATCATCGAAGATGCAACAAAGTACAAACCAAAGCCAGATCAAGAAATTAAAGAAAATTCTTCAGAAAGCAATAGAAATGGAACTGACAGAGAAGCAAAAGCAAATACTCCTGATGTACTACTACGAAAACAAGAATCAGAGGCAAATTGCTGAGGAATTAAGCATGAATCAGTCCAATGTATCTAGAAATTTAAGGCAGGCAGAAAGAAAACTAAAAAAAATTAATGAATACATAACAGATTATGCGCTGTAAACGCATAAAATCGATAAATGTACGGTAATAGTAGAAAGATATATTCACGTAATGGCTACTAGCCGATCCCTTGCAAAAGGCACTCAGAAATGGGTGCTTTTTAGTATGCTTCAATTACTTTGAAAGGTGGTGCAGCATGGAGAAACATCTGTGTAGAGTAAAATTCCACAATGGTTTAATTGTCTGTGCATCAGAGGTTTTATGCACCGATTGTCCAGAACGTAAGAAGTGTCAAGAGATTACAATAAACCTTGATGAAAAGTATGAAGGAGTAAGGGAGTGCATGAGTCATGACAGCTATCGGAGAGAAAAAAGAAAGATGAAACAGAAACGGTGGGGGAAATGAGAATTGAATTATTCGATGCGATAAAGCAGGGTGACACTAGAAAGTTTTACAAGAGTAAAGAGTGGCTTGCGAAAAGAAGTCAGATAAAGATAAGAGATAATAATGAATGCCAGAAGTGTAAGCGTAGAGGGAGATACAGCAAAGCTACATGTGTGCATCATAAAAAGCATCTTAAGGATTATCCTGAATTAGCTCTTACTGATGATAATCTTGAAAGTCTTTGTGATCCTTGTCATAACGAAGAACATCCAGAGAAGCTTATCAAGAAAGAATCTAGCAAGAAATTTATTAACGAAGAACGGTGGGAATAAATATACCCCCCGGGTCAAAAAAATCAAAAAAATTTAGAATTCTCCGGACCGGATGAGGGTCAAGGCTCTGGAGATTTTAAGAGAAATCTCACATGTAGGGGGGTGGGTGAGTTGACGGAGTTAGAAAAGCTAAGAAAAAAAATAGAACGGGCCTTAAACAAGCAGATGAAAGAAAAGAAGCTAGACCAGCATGCTCACTACAAGGATTTGGCCAAGGACTACCTATCACTGTGGGATATTAAAAACAAATTGATTGAGGATATTGAAAAAAGAGGAGTCTCTGTATTTTGGGCAAATGGAGGAGGGCAACAAGGATACAAGAAAAATGAGAGTATTTCAGAACTGCTAAAGGTAAATAAACAAATGCTGTCCATCCTTTATGATCTTGGGATAAGAGCATCTGATTTGAAGGTAGTTGATGAAGATGAGGAGCTATAGATATCACGAATACATAGATGCCTGGATGGATGCAGTCGAGCATGGGAAGGTCCATGCTTGCGAAGAACAGAAGCTATTAATGGAGTTTGCCAGAGAGGTCCTCGATGATCCAAATGTCATAATAGATTCTGAAAAAATTTATGAAGCTGTTGAAGTGGTGGGAAAATACTTTCCATTCGGCCTATTGGATTTTCAAAGATTCTTTTTCGCCTTTGTATCTGGGATATTCTATAAAGACACAGGGGACCTGGTCTTTGATGAGTTCTTTGTTTATATGGGTAGAGGCGGCGGGAAAAATGGACTGATTTCTTGCACAAGCTTTTATTTACAGAGTGATAAGCATGGTATCAAAAATTATGATATTGATATTGTGGCCACCTCCGAAAAACAGGCAAAGACCAGTTTTGAAGAAGTATATCAGGTGATAGAGGATACACCGAAACTTCAAAAATTATTCCACAGGACAAAGGAAGAAATCACCTTCAGCAAGACAAACTCTACATTGAGATATTGTACTTCCAATGCCAGAACAAAAGATGGAGGACGACCCGGTGCCCTTATCTTTGATGAAGTGCATCAATATGAAAACTATGATAATATTGCAGTTCATATTGGAGGCCTTGGCAAAGTTGCCAACCCCAGGAGGTTTTATATAACCACCGACGGAAACGTTAGGGAATCGGTATTGGATGACCTCAAAGAAAAATCAAGAAGAATATTATTAGGGGAAGATCACCATAATGGATTCTTCCCTTTTATCTTTAAGATGGATTCAGTGGAAGAGGTAGACAATCCTGATTTGTGGGAAAAAGCAATCCCGAGGATAAACCATGACAGGACGCTGAAAAGAACAATCTTAAAAGAATACAATGATATGCATCAAAGCTCGGAGTTGAAAGTCGCTTTCCTTACAAAAAGGATGAACATCCCTACCCAGGATGAAGCTACAGCTGTGGCAAGTTGGGAGGAGATAAAAGCCACTAACCAACCTATTCCTGATCTAATAGGACTGGAGTGCATAGGGGCTGTTGATTTTGCGGATTTGAAAGACTTTTGTTCCGTAGGTCTGCTGTTTAAAAAAGGCGGGAAGCGGATCTTCATGCAGCATACCTTTATCCATGAGAAAAGTATAAAGTTTACCAAGTTCAATATAGACATTCAAGAGGCCGTCGATTTGGGGCTGGCTACCATCATAAAAGGAGCGCCCACGATACCGCCCAAAGTGGTGGTGGAGTGGTTTAAAGAAAAAGCCAGCATGTACCATATAAAAACCATTGTAGCCGATAGTTTTAGGTATGCGGCACTCAAGGAAACCTTTAACAATGAGGGCGCGCCTTTGGAAAGCATCCGCTCTGGAGAGATCAGTCATAGTAAACTCCATCCGCTTATAAGCCAATTATTTGCAAATGGGTTGTTGATATTTGGAGATGATAAGCTGATGCGATGGTATGTGAATAATACCTATGTTGAGACCAGGAGAAATGGCAACAAGGCATATTTAAAGATAGAACCTATCAAGAGAAAAACGGATGGGTTTTTCTGCTTTTTGCATGCCATGACAAAAGATGAGGATCTGGAAGAGGTCGGAGAATTTAGATCATACGGCGTTTATACGTATTAGAAGGATGGTGATGAAATGGGATTGTGGAGTTGGTTCTCAGGATTATTCAAAGACGATGGCACGCTGAAGCTTGATGTATGCGTTGGAGAAATTGCTGCGGAAGTATATTACAAAGAGTTGGCTGTACAGGCATGCGTAAATCTTATAGCCAACGCTGTATCGAGGAGCGAGTTCCTTACCTATGAAAAAGGGCAGAAAAAGAGGGGAGAAAACTACTATCTTTTCAATGTAGAGCCCAATCAAAACAAGTCATCCAGCAAGTTCTGGAGAGATGTGATACATAAATTGGTTTATGAAAATGAATGCCTGGTGATACAGCAAGACGGAAAATTCTACGTGGCAGATGAATTTACGTCTTTAAAGTACGCATTCAAGGAAAATATCTACAAGGACATTGTCATTGAGGGCTATCAATTGAGCAACACCTACCTGGAATCTCAGGTGTTCCACTTCGAACTCCATGACGAAAAGATCAAGACTGTAGTGGAGGGGCTTTATCAGTCCTACGGGAAGCTTATTGCTGCGAGTCAAAACTATTACAAAAAGAACAATGCAAAACGGGGTACATTAAAGATCCCAACGAGCTATCCTCAGACGGAACAGGCCCAAAATGATTTAACCGACCTGCTGTCTGCAAGATTTAAAAAATTCTTTGAGGCGACAGGTGGAGCTGTGCTGCCCCTGACCAATGGTCTGGAGTACGACGAGATAGGAAGCAAAACAAACAGCAAGACAGAGGGTGGATCTAAAGAGATTAGAGGTTTTATTGATGATATCTTTGATTTTGTGGCCATAGCTTTTCAAGTGCCTCCGCAGCTCCTAAAAGGGAATGTAGCGGATACCGATAAGGCCGTAAACAATTTCCTGACTTTCTGCATCAACCCTCTGGCAGAGCTGCTTGCCGATGAAATAAACAGAAAGCTCTATGGGAAAAAATCCTATCTGGAAAATACATACCTCAAAATAGACACCACAAGGATAAAGAGTGTGGATATTTCAGATGTGGCTGGCCCATTGGAAATTTTATTGAGGATTGGATCCTATTCAATTGATGATTGCCTTGAAGCCTTGGGCATGGAGCCGTTAAATACTGAGTGGAGCCGGGCCAGATGGATGACAAAGAACTATGAAAGAGCTGAAACAAGAGCGAAAGGAGGTGGGGAGAATGGAAATGCCTAAAATCCAAACAAGGCTAGAGGTAAGAGCTGAGGAAAATAGCGACGTAGCTGAATTATATCTATATGGAGTTATCCGGCAGGCTTATTGGTGGGAGGAGGAAGATGATTGCATATCTGCCAAGGGAGTAAAAAGAAGATTGGAGGCCTTAAAGGGGAAAGACATAAATGTCCATATCAATTCTGGCGGCGGAGATGTGTTTGAAAGTATTGCTATTTGCAATCTATTCAAGCAGCATGATGGAAATATTGATATATACATCGATTCAATGGCCGGAAGCGGAGCAAGTATTATTGCTACATCCGGAAAAAATGTGTATATGTTTACCAACAGCATGCAGATGATCCACAAGGCCTGGACTATCGTCTTGGGGAATGCCGACGAGCTAAGAAAAACTGCCGGGGATCTTGATAAGATAGACGCCGCTGTAAAGGCCAGCTATATGAGTAAGTTTGTAGGAACAGAAGAAGAATTAGAAAAGCTGATTGCAGATGAAACCTATCTAACTGCAGAGGAATGCCTGGCCTTTGGTTTATGCACAAAGATCATAGATGAAAAGAAGGAAGAAGAAGTTGTAGAAAACAGTATCAAAGATACATTGTTCAACAAATACAGGAAAGAAGTGAAAGCGGAAGTGGGAGAAGTAAAGCCCACTCTTTTTAATGCTTTTAAAAAACATAACGTAGGAGGTAACGAATAATGAAAAATAAAATTCTAAAAGATGGTATTGACTTACAGTTATTCACATCAAAGGGCATGAACAATTTGGATTTGCAGGCACAAAACGAACTGGAGCTGAAAGAAAAAATTAAGAATGCAATTGAAAATGGAGACAGTGAAGCATTCGCAGCTGTTCAAGTTGAATTGGCAAAAGGTATTGAAGCCAGGATATTGCAGGAAGCAAAGCAGGCAGCCAATGAAAATTTGAATGATCAATCTGTAATGGTAAAGAGAGGACTCAATCCTTTAACAACCAAAGAGAAAGCATACTACAACGAAGTTATAGGAGCTGGTGGATTTGCTGGTATTCAAACTCTATTACCACCCACAGTATTTGATAGAGTTTTCGAAGACTTAAGACAAAACCATCCATTACTTGCAGAAATTGAATTTGTAAACACAACAGGGGTAACAGAATGGATCACAAGAAATAATGATGCTGAAGCTGCATGGTGGGGCGCTTTGTGTGCTGAAATTACAAAGAAGCTTGAGGCAGCCTTTAAGAAGGAGAAAACAGCGCTCTATAAGTTAAGTGCATTTGTTCCAGTCTGCAAGGCAATGTTGGATTTAGGTCCTGAATGGCTAGATCGATTCGTAAGAGAATTGTTGATGGAATCTTTGGCCATAGCTTTAGAATTAGCTATTGTGGCAGGAACAGGAAAAGAGCAGCCAATCGGAATGATTAAAAACTTAAACGGCGCCGTTGTAGAAGGGGTATACCCTGACAAAGCGGCTGTAGCCTTGGATGATCTACAGCCAGTGACATTGGGGACACATGTTATGGCTCCATTAACGAAGAGTGGAAAGAGAGCAGTACCAAGCGTGCTATTAGTGGTAAATCCACTGGATTACTGGTCAAAAATATTCCCTGCTACAACATTTTTAAGTGCAACGGGTACCTATGTCCATGGTGTATTGCCAATCCCTGCAAAAGTAGTTCAATCTGTTGCAGTGCCAGAGGGTAAGATGATCGCAGGTATGGCTAAAGATTACTTCATGGGCGTAGGATCTACTCAAAAAATTGAGTATTCTGATCACTACAAATTCCTTGAAGATGAGAGAACTTATATTGCAAAGCAATACGCCAACGGAAAGCCAAAAGACAACGATTCATTCCTGGTGTTTGATATCAGCGGCATGACAACACCTACAGTATAGGAGGTAAGTTCATATGAAAGTGAAAGTAGTAAAGAAATTTAGAGATAAGCATACTACTCTCATTCATCAAAAAGACCAGGAGTTGGAAATCACTCAAGAGAGGTTTGAGGAAATTAACTCAACCTCTCTCGGTGTTTTTGTTGAAGAGATCCATGAAATAATTGAAGAGACACAAACTGAAGAAGAAAAACTATCAAGTGAAGAAATTCAGAAAGAGGAGAAGTCAATAGCTGAGGCAGAAGCTCCAGGAGAAAACGAAATTCCAAAAGTTGAAGAGACTGTAAAAACAACAGAGAATAAAAGGGAGAGATCCACTAAAAAGTAGGTGGTTAGATGTTGCAAGCAGTTAGAGATTATTTGAAAATAACCTGGGATGATGAAGATACGATGATACAGGATCTCATAACTAGGGGGAAAACTTATCTAAATGGCCTGGTCGGTGTGGAGCTTGATTTTGATGTAGAAGATGAGCCTAAATCTTTACTCTTAGATTATTGTAGATATGCCTATAACAATGCATTAGAGTACTTTGAAGACAATTTCAAAACACAGATTCTAAGACTACAACTTAAAAAGGCAGTTGATGCATATGTTGAAATCTAGAGAAGAAAAGACAAAAGAGCTTCTGACTGTTACAGATACCAAGATTGAGGTATGGGGTAGAGAAGAATTTAAAAATGAGCTAAAAGAGACAGCGTATCGAGACAAAAGTATAAAAACCATATGGGCAAAAGTAATACCTCAGACAGGAAAGCTGCAAAGCCAAGCTGCTGACACAAAGCTATCCAATGTGAGTCATAAAATCCTAGTCCGATACGGTGCTGGAAAAGATATTACCCAAGACATGCATTTTAAAGTTCGAGGAAATAGATTTGATATTAAGTATATCCTCAATCCATATTATGCAGATGAATGGCTTGAGATATTCTGTGAAGAAATCATCGAGTAGGTGATGTTGTGGCTGAGTCTTTTGATATCAAAGAGATGGATCAATTTTCTAAGGATATTCTAAAATTGGCAAAACAGAAAATGCCGAAAGAGGTTAAAAAGTTCCTTGTAAAAGAAGGTGCCAAGCTAAACAGAAAGGTTAAGAAAAAAGCCCAATCAAAGGTTAAGAAAAAGACGGGGAACTACGTAAAAGGCTTTAAAAAAGGACGGGTATATAAATACAATAGTGATGAGATGGCCATCCGAGTATATAACGGTGCGCCCCATGCCCACCTGATCGAGCATGGTCATGCAGTTGTCAGAGATGGAAAAGAGATTGGCTTTGCGAAGGGTAAAAAAGTCCTGGAAGAATCGGCAAAGGAGTTCGAAAACGAGTTTTATCAAGATATGGATAAATTAGTGGATGAAATGCTGGATAAAGGACTATAGGAAGGTGATAGGATGGTCACTTTAAAGGATATTGTAACGGCGGTGAATACCAAAATAGAGGAGAATTTTCCAGAGATAAAGATTGAAACGAGGGACATAACAGAAGGTTTTGACAGACCTTCTTTTTTTACGGATATTGATTATGCCCGTAAAGGGTCCTTTATGGACAGCGCTGTGGAAAGATCTATGACGGTGAGAATTCATTATTTCGCAAGAAATAGAAATGAACATCGTCTGGAGCTGCTGGATGTACAAGAAAAGCTGGAGGATATGTTTTTTCAGACCCTTGAAATTAATGAAAGGTTTATCGTGCACATCGATGAGACAAACGTTGAAAAGCTAGAGGGAGGAATCATAGAATTTAGCTTTGATATCAACTATATTGAAGAATTAGAAATTGAGGATCCGTCAGAGATGATGGAGGAAATGGATGTAAGTATAAGATGAAAGGGTGATAATGAATGCCTATAGGATTGCCTAAAATTGAGATTGTATTTAAGCAAAAAGCTGTATCAGCGGTCCAGAGAAGTGCTAAAGGCATTGTCGTATTGATCTTGAAGGATGACACAGGCAGCTTTGACCTAAAAGAATATAAAGCGATTAGCGAAATTGTAGCAGAAGACTGGACAGCGAGTAACCTAAAGTACATCAATGATGCTTTTCTTGGGACTTCAGCCAAGGTTATTGCAGTAAGCGTGCCCACCACAACTACAGATTTAATTGCCGATGCCGTTGGAAAATTGGCGAACAAGAAATTCAACTGGATTTGTGCACCCGGTGGATCGGCGACTGAACAACAAGCCCTTACTACATGGGTAAAAGGACAGAATACAAACAATGGAAAGACCTATAAAGCCCTGGTATTTAATGCGACGGTTACCGATGACATGCACATCGTGAACTTTACGAATACAAATGTGAAGCCAAAGGGTGCTGATGAAATCACCGGGGATAAATATCTTGCAAGGCTGGCAGGAATATTTGCAGGGCTACCCATGACCATGAGTGCTACCTATTATGTGCTGCAAGACCTGGAGAGCGTCACAGAGCCGGAGGATGTGGAAGCAGCCATTAATGATGGGGAGCTTGTGCTAATCAATGACGAGGAAGAAGTCAAAATTGCAAGGGCTGTGAACAGTCTCGTAACCCTCACAACGGATCGGACCGAGGATATGAAGAAGATCATTATCGTAGAGTCTATGGATATGATTCTGGAGGATATTCGAAGTACCTTTAAGGAGTTCTACGTAGGTAAGTACAAGAACAACTACGATAACCAGGTTCTCTTTATCAGTGCCATTAATTCATATTTCAAAACCCTTGCTGGAGAAGATATTTTAGATATCAACTATAGCAATAAAGCATTCGTGGACATAGAAACCCAGCGCAATGCATGGCTAAGTATCGGCAAGGTAGAAGCTGAGACATGGGATGAGTTAACGGTAAAAAACAACACCTTTAGGAGCAATGTATATCTTGGTGGAAACATTAAGATTTTAGATGCCATGGAAGACTTGAAGTTTAACATTACCATGTTATAGAAAGAGGTGAAATAGATGGCTAAATTAAAAGCAAACAGAGTGATCAATGGAACCTTCGGCAGTATTTGGGTCAATGGGGAGAAATGGGCAGAGGTCAAGTCCTTTGAATTAAAGGTCCAAGGACAATATGAGGATGTAAATTTCTGCGAAGAATTGGGAAAGCATCGAAAATACATGGGTTTTGAAGGCTCTGGAACCATAACACTTCAAAAGGTTTATGACAGAGGAGCCAAGCTGTTGGCAGAGGCCTTTAAATCTGGAGAGATGCCGGACGTAAAAATCGTTGGGAAGCTTGCTGATCCTGCCGCCTTTGGACATACCCGAGTTGAGGCTACAGAGGTTACATTTGATGAATTCACGCTCCTAAAATTTGAAAACAAAGCTTTAGGTGAAGAGGAATTGCCTTTCCAATTTGCCGACTATGATTTAATTGATGCTATCTAATAGAAAGGGGATTGCAAGATGAGCAAGAAAACGGATAAGATTAAGAAATTGACACTAACAGACTTGATCGCAAAGAAGGAGCAGAGGGATAAGGCAAAATTGGCCTTTAAGGATATTCATGTAGAAAGCCTTGGAGGGACGATTGTAGCCCAAAGACCCAGTGATGAGGTGATCCTAGAGACTATCGACTTGATGGGCAACAATGACAGCGCAAAGGAAATCGTGGCTGCATTTAAATATCTAATCTATACCAGCATTCCTATTCTAAAAGAACCATCACTCCAAGAGGCATATGAATGTGTTGAACCCGATGAAATTGTCATGAAATTGTTTGATATTGGAGAGGTACTAGAAGTAGGGGCGGCTATCTTGGAGATGGCAGGGGTAAAGGATATTGGTGAAACTCTAAAAAACTAATTGAGACAGATTGGGAGTTTGAGATGTATGCTTTCTATCTTCCAAGGGGACACGACTTGGATAAACTCATGAATCTGTCCTATATAGAAAAGATCATGTATAAGAAGTCCATGGAGAAGTTTTACAAGGACGAGGCTGAAAAATATGGAGCCATATTTGGAAAGGGTGACGGAAATTAAAGGTTGCCCTTTTTTATTTTTATAAAGAAAGTGAGGTGAGAAAATGGCAAAGAAGGTCATACAGACGATTCTAAACCTAAAGGATCAATTCAGTAATAAGATCGATAAATCAACCAAGAACATCAAGCAGATGCAAAGGCAAGTGAAGCATGTTGACAATCAAATAAAAAGCTTCAAAAACAATGCTGTCGGTAGTTTTGGCGCCGTGGCAAAGTCTATAGGTGGGCTTGCGGTTGGATTTGCAGGGCTAAAAGGCATAGGAGATACCATTGGTACAGCCTTTACTGAAGCTACAAATATGGAAGGTTTTCGCACACAGTTAGAGACAGCCACAAAGGACGCTAAAAAAGCAGGGCAAATTATGTCATGGTCTGTTAAACTTGCAAATAAAACGCCTTTTGAGACTGGTCAAATGGTTGAAGCCAGCGCAAAACTTGAAGCAATGGGGCTGGCGGCGCAAAAGTATTTACCCCTAATTGGTGATATGGCAGGAGCTACTAATAAAGACTTGATCCAGGCAACCGAGGCAATCATTGATGCGCAGACTGGTGAGTTAGAACGGTTAATTTTAGCCGCTTAGGAGAGTAATCTTCTATGAAACAACCCTCAAATTCGGTGAAACTCTTATTAATAAGACAATACCGAGCCAAGCCTATTTTATTGGAAGGTGTAACGACTAGACGGGGGTCATCCAAATGGGATGAAGGTATAGTCTGAACTCATAGGCGACTATGAGAGGATGGCAGAAATGACCATCCCACACTGTAAACAGTGGGGTAACAGATTGTAAAAGAATTTGGCATTAAGAAAGCTGACATTGTGGAGTATGCCTATAAAAAGATGGGCAAGATCCAAGTCGTAAACAATAAGGGCCAAATCACGAACCAAGAAAAGTTCAATGAGGCATTGATGAGGCTAATGGATGAGAAGTTCAAGGGTGGCATGGAGAAAATGGCTAGCAACACCAAGGGGCTTTGGTCTACAATTACAGGGGTTACTAAATCAGCCTTGGCGAATATCATTGGAGCTACAGACGAAGGTACGATAAAGCAAGGAAGTGCCATGGATATGCTAAAGGGCAGGATCAAGGCTGTAGCTGATACCCTTGTCAGATGGCAGGAAAGCGGCGTTTTTGATAAGATCAGCGTCAAACTGACAAAGGGAATCAACCGAATTATTACAGGGTTTGTTGGTATAAAAAGCAGAATACAGGCCGTCATTGACTTTATCCATAGCCAATATGGCTTTATTGACTTCAAAGCCATTTTTCTGACTGGTTTTGGTGCTGCTATAGAAATGCTAAAGTTTTTAGTCAAACTCATTGATGGGATAGCAGCTCATGTAAAGCGGAATTGGGGAATCTATGAGCCAATCATTGCCGGAGCTATAGGCTTATTTATCGCATTCAAAGCCAAGGCATTGGCAGTGAGTGCAGGAATATACGCCATTGGAAAAGCCATGCAAGTATTCAACTTTATAAACAAGATCGTAGGCATGATGAATCCATGGTCATTGGCCCTTATGGCTATCATTGCAATAGGGGTATTGGTGTGGAGGAATTGGGATACCATCAAAGCCAAGGCATTGGAACTGTATACGAATGTAACCGATACATTTACCAGGATTAAAGAGACAATTGTGGGCGCTTTCACTTCTGTAGGCAGCAGTATCAAAGATGTCATCAATGATATGATTGACAGATTGAATGGACTTATTGAAGGATTCAACGGACTTGCATCCTTTAAGGCTCCCGGTTGGCTTGGAGGTAAAACGATAGGGGTTAAAATACCTAAGATTCCAAAACTCGCCATGGGTACGCCATATTTTAAGGGTGGTTTAGCCCAAACCGATGAACGAGGTGGAGAGATCAAGAGATACCCAAGCGGAACGACGATTATTCCAGCCGATAAAAGCGAGAAGATCATCGATAATGCTTCTGGAGGCATAAGCTTGCAGATCATCATACAAGGCAATGTAATTGGTAATGAAGAATATGCAAATTACTTGGCGAATTTCATTATTAGGAAAATAAAAGCAGCCTTAGGTAATAGGTAGGTGATGAGAAATGGACATTGTATTTTCTGCCAATAATTTTGAAGAATCTATTAAACTTCCTGTGGTACCCCCTAGCTTAGAAATAAGTTCACCGAGGAAGAATGAGGAGTTTGAGACAATACAGATGGGGACCATAAATTTATTAGGATTAAAAGGGTTGAGGACGTTGTCTATTCAATCCTTTTTTCCTATGAAGAACTATCCATTCGTTAAGGACAAAAGGAACGGATGGGACTATGTGAATTTCTTAAATAAGTGGTCTGATAAAAGGGTGCCTATTCGAATTATCATCACGGATAAAGCAGGAAAAGAAGTGTTGAATATGCCATGCACAGTGGAGAATTTCACCTATGGGCTGGATCGAATAGGAGACATTCAATACACCTTAGAAATTAAAGAATTTCGATTTGTTGAGGTGAAATAAATGGCCCATCAATTATTCGTATATAAAAACAATCAGCCTAAGGATATCACTGAGCTGGTGGGTAATCTATCCTGGTCAAGTAATATCGATAGCTTAGGTGTTGAGCTTGGATTTGATTATGCCTATAACGACAGCCAGTATTTTCAAAACTCAGATATACTGACGCTGGGGGATCATATCATTCTAGCCAACGACATGAAAGAACTTCATCGATTTGTCATTGTCAGTCAAGAGCCAAATGAAAGGTTTGGAAAGAAGTTCACATGTTTTGATTATGCATGGTACTTGAATAAAAATGAAACGGTGATTCAGTTCAATAAAATTAGTGCCAGTGATGCCATAAAAAAGCTGCTGGATCGATTTGAAATCAAACATAGCATTGCCAAAATAGCCACTTCAATCACGAAGATATATAAGGATCAGCCAATCAGCGATATCCTAAAGGATATTTTAGAGCAGGTAACCAATGAGACAGGGCTTAAGTACCGAATGGAAATGAGAATTGATACCTTACATATTGAGAAGCAGTTGGATTTACTTATTAATCCTATGGCACGATTGAGCAGCAATACGGCCCCCTTTCCTGTAACATCTGCAATTAGTAGGCCAAGCAGAAAAACGAGCATAGAAGAGATGAAAAACAAGGTTATCGTGGTATCCGATGAGGAAAAATCAACGAAAATCCTTGCATCCATACAGGATGATGTCAATATTGGGAAGTATGGGAGCATGCAGGAAGTCATCATCGTTGACAAAAAGAACGAGGCCCAAGCCAGAAATATTGCGAAAAACAATCTTTCTGAGTTGAATCGAGTACAAGAAGACGTAAGCTTAGAGTTGCTTGGGCATGATGAAATCCGGGCAGGAAGAATTTTAGAATTTAATGAAACGACAACTGGAATCGTTGGGAGATATGTGATCAAATCAGACAATCACACAGTAAGCAACGGTATTCATAAGGTTAGTGTTACGTTAGGGGTGGAGTAATGGAGAGTTGGGATGTAGAATTTGCTGGAATGTTCAAAGACAGAGATAACAAGGGTTATTCGGGCCCTCAGGTTGGGGTCGTACTTTCACCGCCGCCCAATACACGGGTGAGACTTGGAGATGAGATCATCTTAACCATGGATCATCTGATTATTGCAGCTCATGTACTGAGCGGATATAAACGGGAATTTTCAAGCACCAGCAGCGGTGACATTGTGACGAAAACACCACCGCCGGAAACGTACGATACCTATACAGTCCTGGAGTCGCTGGATCATGAGGGCGAGATAACGTTGAAGGATACATTAAAGATCGGGGACCAGGTAATTTTGATTCCTGCATCCACGGATCAAACCTACTTTTTAATAGATAAGGTGGGATAGAATGGCTATATTTCCAAAGTTTAATATAGATACAAGCAATACTCTGCCAAGTGACAGCAACGTAAAAGAGCTAGGTAGAGTATTTTTATTTGACTTCAACGAAAAGAAATACGTTCTTAACGATGGAAAGATGGTTGAAGCTACCTATGAACAAAAAATCATGATGTGGGTGGAGCAACTTATCCGAACAGAGCTTGAAAAATTTGAGATATATAAAGATACAGATTTCGGCCTTGAGATCATTAAGTTTATAGGCCGCAGGGATATTCCTGTGGGGGTGATTAATTCAGAGGTTAAGAGGCAGATATCCGAAAAAATTATCATGCATCCCCATATCGAACGCATTGAGAATTTTACCACTGAAAGAAACAGCAATCAGATTATCATTAGCTTTGACGTATTGTTGATCAATGGAAATTCGCTGCCAATGGAGGTGACAATGAATGTTTGAAGATAAAACACGGGATAACATCCATGATGAGCTCCTGGCAAACATCGATGATTCATATGACAAGACCCAAGGCTATCCCATATGGGACATATTGAGGTCCTTTGCGATTGAGGGAGAAAAGATATATCAAAATATGAATCTATTGGCAGAGAAAGTTGACGTGGATAAATTAACCGGTAGTGAGCTGGAGAGGTTTGTCTCCCAACGAAAAGGAATCACCCGAAAGCAAGCTACCAAGGCGAAGGGTCAATTAATGATAAACGGTAATGGGACGATTAACATTGGTGATTTATTTGAGACTCCAAGCGGTATTCAGTTCAGAGCCATAGAAACCAAGACGATTTTAAATACTGGAGTCGTAAATATTGAGGCCCTGGTGGCCGGAGACGTTGGGAATGTGCCAGCAAATCAAATCATCCAAATGCCTGTAACCTTATCGGGGATTACCTCTGTCAACAATACAGGGGCTACCCATGACGGCTATGAGGCCGAGACAGATACCAGCCTTAGGGAGCGGTATTACCTGGCCCTTAAAACTCCTGCTACCAGTGGGAACAAATGGCACTATTTGCAATGGGCGAAAGAAATTGCAGGGGTTGGAGATGCCAAGGTGTTTCCACTAGAGCGAGGAGATAATACCGTGGAGATCGTCATCATTGACAGCAACAAGCAACCGACAAGTGAAAGTCTCATCGAGGCAGTTCAGAATTATATAGACCCAGGATCATTGGGTAAAGGTGAAGGAGCTGCGCCTATAGGGGCCTATTGCTATGCGATTTCAGCAATAGAAAAGCCCATTAATATTAGCCTGTCGGTTACGCTGCTTTCCGGCTATGGATTGGAAGAGGTACAGACGAATATCGAAAATGCCGTGGATGGATATCTTAAAGAGATTGCCTTCAAAAGAGATTTCATATCCTATGCAAAGCTTGGGAGCGTGATCCTGGATAGTGAAGGGGTTGAGGATTACAGTGATTTGGTTGTGAATGGACAGTCGGATAACATTCCAATAGGAGTCAAGGAAGTTGCCATATTAGGTGGTGTTACCATTGTCTAGGAATGAACTAATTAAACATTTGCACAAAATTGTGCGTCAGGATCCTGTGGTAAATGAGATCATGAAGTCAGCTGGAGAGGATTTTGATTCTATCGATAGCACTTTAGAAGATTTATACAAGCAGTATTTTATTGATACGGCAACCTGGGGCCTTGATATATGGGAAAAACAACTGGGCATTAAGATTGATTACAGCAGATCCTTAGCCAATAGGAGAAGCTTGATCAAGGCAAAGCTCCGGGGAGAGGGCAAGATCGATGCCGAAAAAATAAAAAGTGTAGTCGATGCATGGACCAATGGGAATGTAGATGTGGAGCTCTCCAGTGGCAAGATCAAGGTGACATTTAACGATGTGTTAGGGATCCCTGACGAAATAGAAGTGGTAAAGGCAACGCTAGAAGATATCAAGCCTGCCCATTTAGCCCTACTTTTCTATTTTATTTATCTAACATGGGATCAATTCGATGCATACAACAAGACCTGGGATGAGTGGGATGCATTGAATTTGACATGGGATCAAAGAGAAACTTATCAGGAATAGAGGTGGTTAAATGCCAAGTCAAAATAAGACTCAATATGTAGGGTTAAACCAGTGGCAGGGTAACGAGTATCCAATGAGAGAGGATTATAATGAGGATAACCGAAAAACAGAAGCTAAGATCAAAGAAAATGCAGACTCTATCAGTGCGCTTCGAGAAGATTTCGATTCTGAGGTTGTAGAAAGGCCTGGTCCAGCGACTATAATCCTTAATACCTGGGACAAACGAGTACAGGCCATCATGGCAAAGATAGCCAGTGGCTTGAATTTTGAATTGAATGGGAATATGGTGGTGAACCTTTTAGGTAGGGATGGGGATTGTGAGGATATAAGTAAATGGGCAGTGGCTAATGCAACTAGAGCCTTGACTAGTGGAAGTAAGGTGTTCGGCACTTATGGTATTGAGGTAACCAGTGCCACAGCGAGCGCCACAGCTATTAGAGCGGCGTCACCATTTCAAATAAGTAATTCTAAATATTACTTCCTAAGTGCGTATGCAAAGAATGTAAATTATACTTCATTAGATTTATATGCTACTAAAGGTAGTGCAACGTCAACAGGAATAAAAAATGTTGGTTTCCAGTTAAGTACGACTGATTTTAAAAGGGCCGGATTAAAGTTATCACCTACAGATCTAGGAACAGAAACTTCAATTTATCCGTATATTCATGGAATCCCTGGTGCCATAGGTAACAAGCATATCATAGATGGCGTTATGTTAATTGAAATAACCGCAGACGAATACAACAATATGACGGTAGATCAACTATTAGAGAAATACCCTTACGTCAATTCTGCCCAACCAACGCTGAACCCTGTAATTGATATAGCAGGGAAAAATTTGATAGATATAAATGATATTCAGAATGGCGGGATAAGTACAGCAAATGGGGTAGAATTTAGTGATAGCACTTACGTACGTGGTCGTAGCTTTATTCCAGTAAAGCCTAATACTCAATATATAAAGAGCATCAACTCTGCTTATCGTTTTCCTGCTATATTTTACTATGACAAAGATAGAAACTATATAGGGTATTCGGTAGTAAGTGACCAAGTTTTTACAACACCGCAAAATTGCAGGCTTATACGCTACTGGGTGTCAAGATTAGATTCTGCCACCATAGACTTAACGGAGTTTAAATTAAATGCAAATCTTCAAATTGAAGAAGGAACAACCGCCACGACATACGAACCATTCCGAGGGACTAAGACAATCGTCCCCACGATGCTAGGGAAAATAGGCAGCTACGTTGACAAATTGAAGTATGAAAATGGTGTATTTAAGAAGATCAAGAAAGTCGAAAAATTGATTTTAGATGGTAGTCTTACATGGTCGTTCAGTGCTGATTATGCTGGATTTAAGCGAGTATCGATACCAAATACATTTAACTTATTCGATAATAATTTATTGATTACTAAGTATAACGGAGCGATTCTACTTGGTTTTACTTCGACATGGGATAAAGCTGATATGCACGGGTATGGGTCTTACTTAAATATTACCGTAGCAGACACAGACACAGGCTGGGGCGAATCTTATACCCCTACAGCCGACGAGATAAAGGCGTTTTTCATGGGTTGGAAGATGTATGATAGTGCAGCTAATCCTAATGGTACCGTACCGTATAACGGCACAGGTACAAAGGCATGGGCTTACAGAAGAGAATCAGATGGTGCATTAACAGGAGGAACCACTACTTTACCAACTACGCAAGCCCCTATAAATAATTATTGGCAACCTTACACCCTATACTACGCCCTAGCCCAACCAGTGGAAGAAATAATTAACATTCCTTCTATCTGTGAATTGCCGACGCTTTCAGAAGGTATTAACACGATAGCTGTATCTAGTGGGTTGGTGTATGAAAAAGTAAATCCTGCTTTAAATTCTGGATATTACCATATTAATTATGCAGGTTTATCTTCCCAGCTTAAAAATAAACCTAAAAATATATTAAAGGTTATTCGAGTAAAAGATGGAGTAATGACCGATGATACCCAAAATTGGATATTTCTATATGTATCCACGGCATATGGGGGAGTAGTAAGGTGCTATATTACACAAACAACCTATGATTCTTTAGATAGAGTCGGTGCAGAATACTGGGTACTATACGAAGTCCTACCCGAAGAATATAATTGCCAACTATTCGAAGGCACAGGCACACACGCCGAGAACCTTAGAACCGCCCACGAAATGGCACAGGAGACTGTTAAAAACCTACAGAAACAGGCTGTAAGGCAGATAGGGGACATACCTGCTATTGTTAAAAATATGAAGCATAAAGGGGCTAGAGTGAAATTATCTAGCAACCAAAGTATTCCGAATGATACGCTAACTATTCTATCGTTTGCTAGTGAAGGCTATGATACAAATGATTTTTGGAATATCTACAGCCCTACAAAACTTGTGATACCGCAAGGCGTATCAAAAATACGGGTGTCTGCTTGCGTTGTATGGGCAACAAGTACCGCAGGTTATAGATTATTAAGAGTATTAAAAAATGGTGTGTCTTTTGAAGGTATGCCATATAGTCAGTTTGGACCGTCTACAGATGTCGGAGATGTAAGACAAAATGTTGTTTCATCCATAGTAGACGTGGTAGCGGGTGATTATTTCGAAGTGCAAGTAAGACAAAGGTCTGGCGGGGCATTAAACGTGCTGAGTGATAGCGCCACGTGGTTTTCATTGGAGGTGACCGAATGATAAAACTAGAAATCACAAAAGAAGTAAATTCAAGTAAGTTAATGGACGAATTATTAGCACAAGGCTTGATCAATCCACTTTGTGAAGATGGGACCAGTACAATACGAGATAATAGTGTATTTATAGATGATGAGGAAAATATAGAAGCAGTACAACAGATCATAGATGCCCATGATCCTACACCATTACCTCAACCACTATCTGAGATAGAGCAATTAAAACTAGAGAAAAATATACTTGCTCAAAGTATATATGATTTGACAACAATCATAGAAGCAATCTTACTAGGGGGTATTGAATAATGACAAAAGAAGAGATGCTTCAAAAGCTTGCAGAAATTAAAAATAAAGCAAAGGAGATGATGGAGAATGGCAGCTCTACTGGAAATGTTGAAGAAAATTAGAGATGCAGTAGCGAAACTATTTACAGAATAGTTGTGACATAGACACCTGAGGGTGTTATTTTTATGTCTGAAAGGAGAGAGGAACCATGTCGACGATTATTATAGATCCTGGTCATGGCGGAGCAGATCCAGGAGGAGGCACAAACCAATACTGGAAAGAAAAAGATTTAGTATTACAGATATCACAGTATCAGGAGCGAAGATTCAAAGAACTAGGCATATCCGTCAGCCTCACAAGAGCAACAGATATCACCCTTACATCCGGACAGAGAACCAACCTTGTAAAAGCGTCAGGGGCAAAGTACTGTATCTCAAACCATATTAATGCTGGAGGCGGCGAAGGAGCAGAGACTATTTACAGTATTTATGGGGACGGAAAATTGGCGAATGGGATTTTAGATGCCATTGCTGCAGCTGGCCAGAAAAAGAGAAGGGTATTTACCAGAACCCTTCCTTCTAACCCGTCAAAGGATTATTATTTCATGCACCGAGAGACAGGCAACGTACAAACAGTAATTGTGGAGTATGGCTTCGCTGACAATGCGAATGATACACAACGGTTACTGGAGCATTGGCAAGAGTATGCAGAGGCCGTTGTAAAAGCTTTCTGTCAGCATATAGGGCATCCATATAAGGCACCTCAAAAGGAGAAAACGGCCTTAGAAAAGGCACTCGATGTTTTTATCCAGGAAGGAATCACCACAACACCCGACTATTGGTTACAAAATGCGGTGCCAGGTGAAGTTGTTAAAGGAGAATATGCAGCAATCATGATCGAAAAAGCGGCAGCAAGGATCAATCAATTAAGAAAGTAGGTGCTATATGGACCCTATACAGCAGCAAATATTAGAAAGACTGGTGAGGCTAGAAACCAAAATTGATGGCTATAACAGTGTGAGAGAAAAGCTTGAACAGACCCATAGTACAGCGATTCAAAATGAAAAAGATATTGCGGAGATTAAGGATAATCAAAAATGGCTCTGGCGGACAATCGCTGGAGCTATTATTGTGGGGCTAATCGCCGCATTAATACAATATAAATAGGAGGAGATAACATGCAAGAGTTAAATAATGTCATTATCATTTTACAGGAAGTACTTAAGAATCCATGGATGCTTATGTTTGCAGCTCTTTGGGTGTTGGGGTATATGTTGAAGGAGCATACAACCTTAAATAATAAGATCATCCCATGGGTGATATGGGTTGCAGCTGGGACCCTTGGGTGGGTCTTGATCGAGGCATCCATTGCAGGAGCAATCATCGGATTCGTGATAGGCTGGATCATCATAGGGTTTTATGAACACATCAAGAATACATTCGAGATATTCAAGAAAGATAATGCCGGGGCTTAGTGCTCCGGCTTTTTTTATTTTTTGACTTCTTTTACCACAGAAACTAAATCACCTATATCACAATTTAAATATGTGGCTATTTTTTCCAATGTCTTCAATGTCAAGTATTCGTTTTTATTGATCTTAGAGATGGTTGCCCACGCAATACCTAGATCATTTTCTAAATCTTGCAATTGTCTATCGTTTTTAACGAGCTGTATTTTAAGTCCTTTATATGATATTGACATAATAGCTAAACCCCCTTTATAACTACTATACATGAATATTATTCCGTATTCAAATAGAGATAACCTTTAAAAAAATGAAGAAAATTTTGTAGTGGACATGCAATAATCTAAAATTGGCAGCATAAGTTAGAAGTAAGTTAACCTATAAGTCAGATAGAAGTCAATAACTTACAAAAGAATAGCTATATTACTATGCTAGAGATACTTTTTGAGGAAAGTATAAGCGGAGCGGAACGAAGTGGAGCGAAGCAGGGGGATGGTAAAGGGGGTGAGCCAAACCAAAAACAGGAAGACGAGAGGGAAGATAGAATAAAGTGAAAATGTTGGAGGTGGTTAGGTGTTCACACTGACAATCGGTAGTATAGGTTTGGGATTAGGGTATTTGATGTTTTCTGGAATGGAATACGCTAACTGGAAAACTCTGTTTAAAAATTGTGGCTTGTACAAAGATGAGATGTATCCAAAATTGCAAGAGAAAAAAAGAACGCTCTATGGATACTGTTTGCGCTTTACGCTACCTCTAGGACTCGGTTGCGACGATTTCTTAAGGAAGCAGCAGGCCATAGAGCAATACTTGAATAGAAAAATTGATATCAAATATTCGAATAAGAATATTCTTATTGAAGTATATGAGACAGAATTAGAAATATGTGAATTTAAAGCGACTGAGACAAGAGGACCTGTAGATCTCGTAATTGGATATACCCACGGTGGGAAGTTATTAAAAATAGATCTAGCAGATGGCGCACCTCATGTATTAATAGCTGGGGAAACTGGAAGCGGAAAAAGTACTGTGCTGCGTAGCATTATCACAAACCTCATATTGACAAAGAAAAGAAGAGATATAAAGTTACACCTCATCGATTTGAAGAAGGGGGCAGAGTTTGGGATATTTCGAAAGTGCGGCATGGTAGAGAACTTCGCCAGGGATCGAGGAGAAGCAGAGAAACTACTGCATAAATTATCATGTGAAGTTGATCGAAGGTATGATTTATTCTTCAAGAACGATGTAGTAGACATTAAAGAATACAATCAGCGATTTAAAAATAAGAAGCTAGATTACCAGATAGTCTTCGTAGATGAATTTGCGGACCTTAGAAGAGAAAAGGAAAGTCAAAATATCTTATTAGAGTTGGCATCAAAAGCGCGGGCATGTGGCATTCATTTAGTAGTTTCAACCCAGCGGCCTAGCGCAAAGATAATTGACGGAGATATCCGAGCCAATATTCCAATTATTGTTGGACTAAAAACAGCTACCGAAATCAATAGTCGGATCATCATTGAAGAGAATGGGTTAGAGAAGTTAAGAGGGAAAGGACATGGATTTCTTAAGGCTGGTAAGCTGAAAGAGTTTCAGTCTATGAATCTTACGCCAGAGAGAGCCCGGGATTTACTAAAGTCTTTTTATGTTGAGCAGAATCAGGAACACATTGAAAAGGATGATATCAGCGGAGAAGTAAAAGACTTTTCATTCTTAGAGGTGATTAAATGATTACTTCAAGGGATTTAAGTGTTATAGATGCTATAGAAAAATATAAGATCATGCGTACAAGCACAATAGCAAAACTATACTTTCCATCTTTGTTGATGGCTCAAAAAAGATTGAAAACCATGGTCGAGAATAAAGAGGTAAAAAGGATGCGGGATCTAACGACAAAAGAGTACTGCTACTATATCAGGAAGCCTAAGCAGTGGCGGCATAGCCTATTGACAACAGATTTCTATGCAGCTGCTAGTGAACTTATAGACATTGTGAGCTTTCAAAGTGAAGTTACAATCGAGCATCTTAGGTGTGATGGATTGATCGCTTATAGGCATAGAGGGAAAGGTTATGTGGCCTTTCTGGAGGTGCAGATATCAAACACACCTCTTGATGTGGAGAAGTACAAGAAACTACTATACAGTGGAGCCTATAAACAGTATTTTGGAGGAGTGTTTCCTAGGATCATAGCTGTGACAAATCGAAACATACCCCAAATAAATGACCTAACGATTATCCAGGTCAAAGAGGATCTTAGTAATATCGAGGATATATTAAGAAAATAAGGGGGAAGATCCATGAAAGGTAAATTTATAATTACTATGACAGTGGCAGCAATGTTGGCCATGAATAGCGCAGCATATGGTGCAGATCAGGATGTGGTAGGTAAGCTCTGGAAGGAAACACAGATAGAGTATGCAGAAAAGAAAATAGATGAATACATGAGCAGCGGATGGGATCTATTGGGTTGGAGAGGAGAGAAAATATATTTTCAGCTCAGGGATGACTATTCTCGAGGCAGTATTATAAAGCAAATAGAATTTGAAATGCAGACTGCTGGGAAGCAATTCCGCATGATCGAAAAGAATTATAAAGACAATGATTTAATCTATGATGCATTCTTATTGACTTGCCTCGGTGGAAAGACGATATCTAAATACTTCAAGGTTGGTAAAGTTACACGCGCTAAAAATAAGGCTCAGGTGGTTAAAAACTTTAAGAAATCTAAAGGTGAAATAATTAAAAAGGTTATAAGTGGATTGAAATAAATGTCATAATAAAAGCCTAGCTATAAAACGTTAGGCTTTTATTATGTTCTCTATAAAGCTATTTTACAATCAAACTGTCGAATTTTGTCCCGATATTTCGGTGTAAATTTTTAAAGAATTTTGGTATTATCTAGATAAATAAAAATGTTGGGAGGATTTACATATGGAGATTATGCCATTAAAAGATATTATTTTCGCCATGGTGCCAGAGGTAATTTTTGCGATTGCTTTTCCGCTTGTTTTATTTGAAGGCAAAGAAATAAAAAAAATGTTCTCCATAAAGATGGCATTGAAGTTGATTATCTCTATAGCATTTATAACCTACACAGCTTTCAAAATCAGAACAATCACAAGCAATATTGTTTATATTAATCTTTCTAGTACATTTACAATAGCCCTGGTCTATGGATTTCTTGGTTTCAATATAAGGAGATCGTTATTTTCTGCCGGAATTACTATGATGCTCGTTATGGTTTTAGAGACATTTGTGGTCCCAGCTTTCACATTAATATTTAAGGAAGGCGTGCAACAAAACGGAATTTTATACTATCGGCTCCAGCTGTCAATTATTAATAGAACTATTTCATTCCTGATCATATGTTTTCTTTATCTAAAAGATATTAGGCTCAAGAGGAATGTGTTCTTTAGAAAAAAATGGGACGACCTTACCCCTGGATCTAAATATACGGCTTTCACTTTGATAACATTTCTACTATGCTCGTTGTTTATTAATACTAGATTTTCGGATATATACATTCGCCAAAAAGACTTCCAGAGCATCACCTTCACAGAAATGGATTTATTAATACTTTTTATAATCGTTATATATTTTTTATACTCCAATGTAAGTCTTTTACGTAGGACACTGAACTATGAGACTTTCATGGAGCTTTATGACAAGGAGCCAATAGACTTACATAAAGAAATGCTGTTGGTCAGCAGTAATGAAGAGATAGAAGAATATTACAATCAAATCATTGCTGAAAAACTCAAAAGGAAGGGAGTGAAGGAGGATGAAAAAGAACATAGCAGGTAAATTATTAGCTCATTTTTTTACTTTTTCGGCTATCGTTTTATTTGTAAGCGCATTAGCATCAAAAGCAGCTGAAGCATGTTTATCTGGATTATATCAAGAAGAAATGCCTGAGGAATTACTGTAGAGAGAGAGGGGATTTTTCCCTTTTCTCTAAAAAGAAGGTGATAAAACAAGATGATCTACATAGTTGATGATAACTTTCAATTTGCTGAAATTACAAAAGAATATCTCGAAAGTATATATAAAAATATCACAATAAAGGCATTTTATAATCCTAGAGTGGTACTTAAGAATGTGTTTATAGATAGACCAGAATTAATAATAACAGATAAAGGGCTTCCAATTGTTGATGGGATCGCATTATTGGAAAACATCAACCAAGTTTACAGACCTAAAGCCATCATGGTAAGCAGTATGGCAAATAATATTATGAGTGATCTAGTCGATGAGTACATGGTTAAACCTTGCGATTATAAGATCTTGGTCATGATCATTGACAAACTCCTTAAAATTGAAGTAGAAAATGAGATAACAATATCTGAACAAACTATCAATCATATACTTCAAAATCTAAAAGGTACTTTTGCAGACAGATTGCTGATAAAGCAAATTCTATATGCATATAAAGATATTAAGGATTTGAGTATAACTCAAGTGTATGATTATATGTCTGAGATTAATGGCAAAAGCCCATATGCAATCAAAGAACAGATTTCAAAAATAAGAAAAATGAATTTTAGCATAGTCAAAATAAACTCAATTGAAAGATCTGGTAATAAAGAATTTTTAGATAGCATTTTCAATTTATACTGTGGTAAGGAGGCATGGTAGGTGCAATGGGGAATGTAAAACTTTCAGATTATCTTCCTGAGAAATATAGGGGTGGGTATTCAGATGAATCGATAGAGCGAATTATTCAATTCGGCAAAGTGACAAGTTTTGAGAAGATAAAGTGGGTTGGAATCTCCGTTCTTCTGACCATTCCGATACATACATGGGATTTAACTTTAGCATTTGTATTTACTTATATGTTACTGAGAAGATGCTTTGGTGGGTTCCATTTTCAAAATAAAAATCTATGTTTTGCTGTTACAGTTGGCTTTACAGTTTTATTTAGTTTCTTGTCTGCTAAGATTCAACTGGACACCATAAATATTATATTAATTTATGTATTCGCCTTTGCCACTATAAAAACGCAGGGCGTAGTGGCGAACCCCAAGCGACCTATCAAGCCATCACTGGAGGCAAAACTTCTTAGACACGGGAAAGTTACAATCCTATTAATTATGATAATCCAGATCGTACTATATCGATATGGACGGATCGATGTTAGCAATGCAATACTGTTTGGAATTATTGCAGCTTTTGCCAATCTTTATATCAAAAACGAATAAGAAGCCGTTACCTGGAAGCGGCGGCCTCTTATTTGCAAACAACGACTAAATATATGGTAGTTGTTATATACAGTATATCAGTATATGCGGCCACCTGCAAGAAGATAAAAGGGGGGTGGAAGTAAATATGTCGAAAGAATTATACAACGATTTATTGACAAAACTCTTTAGTGATCAAGAGTATAAGAGATTATTTGACGCAAAGGCTGACGCTCAAAATTTACTTTTAGAAAAAATTGCAAATACTACTTCTAAAATAGATGAAAAAGATATTAGTAAATTGATAGATGCTGTTGAGAATCTTGAAAAATATAAATGCGCTTTTGTACATGATAGCTTTTATCAGATAGCAAACATAATAACTTTCGATATTTGA